CCACTCAGCAGGTCGGGAATAACCCTCCGCCCGCGTCATATCATCGACATGAACCCAGCTGCGGTAATAGCCGATGCCGGTCATGCCGACCTGGCGGGCGATTTTAGCGAACGCCGCCTGGTCCTCGGGCATGATGTGGATATCCGCCGCTCTACCCCGCAGGTGCGCGCTGTTGGCAGTTCCTCCTACGACCCTGTTGCGGGTTTTCGTGCGGTATCCGGACGTGATACGCATAGGCCTTCCCCAAAGGCTTCTGAGCGCGTCCAGCTTGGCTACGAAGGAAAGCACCATCTTTTGGCCGGAGCCCGGTTCGTCGGGACTATCGAACTCCCTGACCTTGAAGTGATGAATATCCTTCCAGTCCATCGGCTCAGACGTTCGTCACCACAATTTTGACGACCCAGCCTATAGCGGCCCCAATAGCCCCTGCTACGCTGCCGACCACGCTGAGAAGCCAAAGGGACATGCGGCGTCCGGTTTCCCATTGGAGGGCTTTATCCTCCAATGTCCGCACCCGGCCTGGCACTCCGTCGAACTGTGTGGAAATCCGCGTCACAGCGTCCACCACAGTATCGAGTTTATCTTCCAGACGGTCGAGGCGAACATCGCGGCTCATGCGAACACCCTTTTGGGATAGGCAGGCGCCTCAAGCACGAAGGGCTGCAATTCCACGGGCAACGCTTGCCCATCGCGTAAGCGAATGTTCGCGTGATAGCCTGGAATTTCCTCCCAGATGGGGTGTTTATTACCCATCTCGTCCAGGCCGGTATCTCCCGTCGGGCGCGCCAGTTTGCCAATTAAGTCAATAGCAGCAGATTCATCAAGAATGGCCAGGTTTTCCAAAGCTGTCTGCTCATCGGGAAATTTAAGGAAAATGGTAGGTGTCCACATGGCTTATGACGTTAGTTGTTGCAAGGTATCGTTGTCCAAGCGCTTTGGGAAAATGCTGACACGGCGCACCCATCCGTTAAGAGGTGCCGTAGTATCAAAACCGTTGTTTCCTATTTGCAGCGCGTTGACCGATGGAACTGCACCACTTGTGTCTGTCTGCACGACACCACCATTCAGGCAGAAGGCAAAATCATTCTCTTTGTACGCAAGGGCGACTTTATAGACTGTAAAAGGTGCCGCCGCTGGCCATCCGCTTGTAATGGCTACCGCCGCGCCGCCAGTATTAACCCCTGCGGTTATAATTCCGTTGGAGGATGCGTTAATATAAATCCGATTGCTAGCACTTCCGTCGTGGAATTGACATACACGCTGGATACCTGGAATTGGCTCGGCGTATGGCGTCATAAATTCAGCGACCACAGTTCCTTCGCTAGCGTTGAAACCTATACTGGAAAGGCTAGACGCTCTGGCGGAATCTAAAGCACGGGTAGCTGAACTGCTCAATGTGGGAATATAGCTGCTTGGGAATGAACCTACCTCAAATTGGCCACCCCAAGCGTACAACGCTCTGCCGTTTGCTGTGTAGGATACGGAGCGAGTTGCATTAATATTGTTATTTGTAAACTGGAAAAACGCCCCATTTCCGGTTCCCGAACCATTTGATGTTTGCGCAATCCAGCATCGCCACCAGCCGTTGGGGCATTGCTGCATACCAGCAGTGATAACAGCACCGCTCGTCACAATAGTTCCATTAATAAGGTCGAAATTCGCGTACGCCGATGCAAATTGGGCAGTTGTAAACGTCAGCTGCACAACGGTTTCTGAAGACGCCTTGAAAAACTGGCTATACGTATATGTCGTTGTTGATGCTATCGTTTTGTTTCCATTAAACGCGTAGTGGACGGCTGCCCCACCCGAGTCCGTTAATAGCCCGGCTGTATTCGTCCCATCAGGCGCTGTTGCCTGGTTAGCCGTTGCCGTTGCGGCAGACACCGACCATCCAAGCGTATTTGCAATATCGGCGCTGTAAGTTACGAGGTTTGTTCTGGCGCCCTCAACCAGCAAGCCGCGCGGCTGGAGCGTGGCGGGGCTATTATCCTGGCGGGGAACGTCCGTACCCACCGTCTGCATCGTGCCGGTCGCGTCGAAATAAGTGGCCGAGCTGGCGCGGGTGAAGTTCATGATATCGGCAGGAAATGCGCCATCCATGAAATTTATGTTGAAGGAACCGCCCCCAATTATGGCCGGAGAATTTAAAGCGCACGGAATAAACATGAGTCTATAATTTCACAATAAATGGAAGCATTAAAGTCGGCTGAACGTTTTGGCTTCCTCCGGATCCAGCGCTTTGAATGGTAATTCCTGTGGTGCTACTTGAGCTCGTTACAGTCGCACTGTTCTGTCGACTTCCAGATGTAGTTCCACTTGAGCCGGATACATCGTTAGAAAAAATGGGGCTGACGGTGTGTTGATGCCCAGGATCTGTAACCCCATGCGTGTGCTGATGCATCCGCTCGTCCCCACCCGTTGCTCCGATAGTCGTGCCGTTAATGCCGCTATTTCCACTCGTAATACGGTTTGCCGCCGTCCCACCCAGATTATCCAGGCAGGCGATCACCCGACCGCGGGGGTCTGGTAAAGCGATAGGCTTGTTCGCAGCGAAGTCAGCTGCAGCGCTTGCTCCACGCCCACCACTCACCGCCGCTTCGCTGTTCGCGAAATCGTTCCACAGCTGGGTGTAAAGAGCCAGCGTATCGGCATTGGCCCGGTTTGTGGCGCCAGAGGAAGCAATTCCGATCGTACCGAACCACAGAATCCATCCCGTAGGGGCAGTACGCCCTAACAAGGGCATTACCATACCGGTCTGGGAGATTGCCTCAGCCGGAAGCTGGCTTCGCGTCAACAGGCCGCTCAGCGCAGAGAAGGACAACCAAGGGTTGGTGATCGGCGCCGCACCGACGGCAACCTCAACCACCGTACTGTCGAGAGATCCGCTGTCCCAGGTGACCGTCACGCTGGTGCTGGTCGAATACGCAGACGCCGTGATGGTTCCGTATATCGTGGTGCCAATGGAATTGATGGCTCGCACCCGGCGTCCGACTTGGTAGGTGCCTGTTTGGTTGCCGGTGACCGTGAATGCCGTGCCACTGGAGTAGGTTGGCGTATGGCCATAGTCGATCCAGCCAACGTTCTCGTACCAGGAACGTACCTCCGCCATGATCTGGCGCAGGATATCCGTCAGCTGGTTGACGTAGGTGCTGCCTTCGGGTGCCCCGTTCGGCGGGGTGCTGTTGTTATTGGCGGCGGTGCTTGACCAAAGGCGTATGCGGGTTGTCACTCAATGGGGCCTCCTATTTTTTAATCTTCCCGCGCACAAAAGCGCCGAAACGCTCACCCATATTGGGTGCCTCCCGCCCATTCAGGATCACGCTGCGAAGTTGTTGAATACGCTGTTCGGCCATCAGATCCGCAAGCTTCTCCAGCCCACGCCCGGCGCCGTACATACCAAGGCCAAGTCCGGCATTTCCCGACGCAATGCCCGTCATAGCGCTGGTCACGGCGTTCGCGCCGCGACCAGCCAGCCTGAGCGCGTTCTCCCCAACAGTACCGCGACCAGCCTTACTGATTGCGGATTTCTCGGTCGCGTTGAGGCCTGCCTTGTCAATGTTGTTGAGCTTGGTTCGGGTCGCCCTCACTGTCTCATTGCCAAAATTGCGTAGAGCATTGTCTACGTCATCAGCCACCTTGTAGCGGCGATAACTGTCTAGACCGTCCTTTGATGCGTATTTGGTCAAGCCTTCATCGATGGCATCCCGCATGGGCTGGGCAATGGAGTTATCTACGTTGCCCAGAGTGCGGCGCAGTCCGTAGATATAGCCAAGGCTGGTGTCGCCAGATTTTGCAAGGTCGTTAAGCTGCTGCACTTTCGAGAAAGACTGTGAATCGGCGAATGGCCGGACGAACTTGGTCGCCTCATTAAACGGAGCAGCAATGTCAGCACCGATTTGAGCGCCCGTCACGGGTGTGGCCTCTACAGCCGCCTTCCAATCTTTAAACCGCTGAAGAAGCGCCGAAGAATCCTTCAGGAAGGGGGCAGATTCCTTGGCAACCCCACGAACGAAGCCGGCGGCGTTGCGAAGGCCTTTGACAGCTCCTCCCGGGCTCACTAGCTCGCCTCCGAACTGAGCCGCCTTTCCGGGAAAGGTTTTTGGCTCATACTCTTTGCCGAATGCCGCATCGGCAACGCGGTTAAACACAGGCGTGCGCGGCTTCAGATTTTCATCGAAGTAATCCCCGCCACGCCCGACGGTGTTGGCGGCCAGACTGGCGAGGCCGGAGCTGAGAAGGTCGAGCCCCTTCGGCAAGCCGCGCGCAAGGCCATTGGCGCCGGAGCGCACGATGTCCTCACCTGCACCAAGGGGCTGGCCAAACCGTTTCTGCAGGGCAGACTGGATGACGTCGTTGCTGGTCCCATCAGGGAATTCCGCAACGGTTCCGTCCGGCAGCTCTACCTCTATCATTCGAGTGCCCCCGTTTGTGGATTGTAGCGAAGGCGCTTCACTGAAGGAGCGGATGGCGCTGGTCCGGCGGCGGAACGGTAATTGCCAGCGGCGGCATTCTCGGCACGGCCCATGGCTCCCTGGACAACGGTCTTCAACTCCTCAAGCGCAGCTCGATAGGCGGGACCGGATTGGTACTGCTGGAGGCGCGCGATCGCGGCTTCTGCCTTCTGGCCTTCAACCTCAGTGATGGCACCGCCGCCTTTAAGCTCCTGGTAGGCTGTGAGGAACGTGTTGCCACGTAGCTGCTCGGCAATCGGGGCGAAATCTCGCTGGCCCTGGGTGATCGGGAACGTCTGTGCCAAACGGCCGGTCAGGCCAGCGGGGCCGCCCACGCTTTCCTCCAGACCGGGACTGTTCAGCGCCTGATCGATGACCGACAGCATGTATTTTCCCTGCGATGTCACCTTCGGCAATTCCGTCTGGCTCTTCTGTTGACGCTCAATCTGACCTTCCAGCGCCTTTTGCTGGAGAGCCGCATCCACCTTGCGGTTGCCTGTGGCGGGAACCGAGAACATGGATGCGTCACCAGGCGTGCCGGCCGAAGCGGTCGGAGGCAGAAGCATGCCGTCTGTCGGATGTTCGGATACAGGGGCAGGCATCGCAGCTGGGTTTTGCGGGAGGCCCTGCCTTGTCGTACCGCCTTCTGCCGACTCAACGCGAGCGCGCTGGTTCCAGCGGTAGTCACCTGTCACGGGGTCATACGATCCCTGTAAACGCTGGGCTGTGTCGATGACACCCTGAGCGACTGCTTTGTCCTGATCGGTGCTGTTGGGATCTCGAAGAACAACAACAGCCCGAGCGATGTCGCCCTCGAATCCGCCTGACTGAACTCCATACTGAGCTGCGCGCTCGCCTTCCCGTGCCTTCGCTTCAGCAAGGGCGATCTCCGCCTCGGCACGGCGGTTCTGCATCGCAGTCGTTGCTTGCTGCTCGATGGCCTGGTTGAAGCCACCGAATCCAGCAGCGAGCGACCCTCCGAAACCTGCACCGCTGTTGTTGGCAGCCGATATGGAGCTGCCCATCCGGCCAAGGGCCTGCATCAGCTGTGGGTTACTAAGAATACGGTTGAGGCCTCCCGGCTGACCAGCGTTCGCATTTGCGGAAGCGCTGGGGGGCGCCGACTGCTGCGGCATCGACAGAGACCCGAACGAAAGCTGCTGAGGTGGGATCGCCTGGCCGATAGCCTGGTCAAGTGCCCCGGAGGAGGAAAAAGGCCACATTACATCGCCCCTCCAAACCCACCGATCAGCGCACCGGCGAGAGCGCCAAAGCCTGTGCCGACGCCAGGAACGACGGAACCAACTGTGGCGCCGGTCGCGGCACCCGATAGCGAACCACCCAAAGCGCCCGCCAATGCATTTTTGCCAGTTGGTGCGGACGTAGCTTTGTAGTTCGAGGCCCCTGAATTGTTGAGGCGCGCGATGTAGTCGTCCAGCGCACCGCCGTTGGCATAGTTGTAGCGATTTACCAGGTCCGTCAGCTGGGCCTGAGCCTGGGCGTCAAGAGTTCCGCCAGCGCCCGTCAGTGCATTTAGGTTGACATAATCGAGGTTTGTAAGGGACGGAGTCAGCGCTGAGGTCTGCACCTGCCGTCCGCGCTCGTCATTGTAGTTATTGTATGCCATCGTCGACGAGATGTTGCCGATCTGGCTGGCAAGGTTGTTTTGAGCATCGCTGACGGCCCCCTGCATGGCTCCGGAGCCGTAACGGCCTGACTTGCTGAAGTTGGCCTGAACGCCGGGCAGGACTGCGTTCTGATACTGGCGGACGAGACCAGCAGTGGCGGAGTCGATAGCTCCCTGTAGCGCTGGGTTGCTGTTTAGGTACTCGCCGTTGAGTGTGGAGGTGGCGTTATTCTGAGCTGCGGTTTGCAGCGGAGATCCATTCAGCGCCCGAGCAGTGGTAAGATCGATCGCCTGCTGAGTAGTGCCGCTAAGCGGCGCCACAGTGCTTTCAGGGTAATATCCGGAACCGGATTCATAGAGGCTTTTCGCATCAGATAAAGCACCCTTGAGATAAGGCTGCACACCGCTCCACGGTGCTGTAGTCGTCGTGGTGTTATTAGAACCTCCAGAAGCCACTAAAGACGCTTTCGTAATATTGTTTCGGTTCTGGTAAAGCCGTGAGGAGCTAAAACACGCTCCCAACCCGATCTACCAGCGCCCTCCACAAAGTCACAACCTTGCGCCTTGCACCATTTGCAGAAATCATCCAGCAGTTTCGTGGCTTTTGTCAAACCATTTCCGCATCCCAATACAAGACGACATATCTTCTTGTTATATTCTTGCCGGAATTCATAGATGACCAGCGCAAAGGGCTCACCTTCTCCCACCAGCAGAAGCCCCTGCCATTTGCCCGTCAAAAGGTGGCCAATGATTTCCAGCCGATCGAAGTCATCGTGGTAAGTGATCGTATCGATGAACCCGAGCAGCAGGGGTGCCAGCTCCAGGACATGTTCACGGAGGATGCAGCGCGGCTCCATCAGACAACGCCCCCGATGATATGCCAGCCCTCTCCATCGCTAATGACGGTAAAGCCGCCGTATTGGGCTTCGATGGAACGGCTGGCAGAACCGTCGATCAGCTCGCTTGTCTGAGCTTCCAGCATCACGTCATTTGTCGACGCATCCGTCTTCTTCACCGACAGAACCTGACCGTAGAAGCCTTTGGCGAATGGCAGAGACACGCTGATGGCGCCACCGGTTGCATCGGCCAGGATGACCTCACCTGGCGTATTTGCCACGTAGTTGTCCGCAATGGTGGTTATGAGAGCCACCGCGCGTCGCTGAAGCTCAGCGACGGCCGACGCCAGCTGCAGGATGTATGCTGGATCGCTCCGCGGGGCCGGGCCGACGCGCTGCATCAGGCCTTCCCCGTCGGCCGGTAGGCGACCTGCACGCCTTGGGCGCGGCTCCAGTTGCCGGTCATGGTAAGCCGAACGCGGTGAAGCACGTCATCCACGCCGATGAAGGCATCTCCCGTAGCTTGTTCGATGCCGACCGCACCGCTGCTCGTAGCCGTCTGTGTCTGCAGCGTGCGATTCAGAACTTCAACCTGCACGCCCTCGCAGTCCACCACCGGGCAGACCGCATCGATATAGCAGCGCCCGGTAGGGTTTAGGCGAATCTCTTTGGTTTCGATCACGGCCGTGCGGTTGCCGCCGTTGAAGTAGCCTAGCTTGTGAGTGCTGGTGACGACACCGAGCACCGCACGGCCGCCTGCATAGCTCGCGCCGTCAGCCAGAACATCGAGCCCGTCAGCCAGAACATCGAGGTCATCGGACAGCAGGGCCTGCGTGTAGATCCGCCCGATGGCCTCCACGGCCTGCTCCACATAGCTCCAGCGATTGGCGGCCCAATTGTAGATGAGGAGCGTGTCGCAAACCCCGTTGCCCCCCGCGCTCGGGAACGCCCACAACACCTGTTTCCGCCGGGGGTTCACCACCGCCTGCATCTTGAACAGGTTGTTGTTGTCCACGCGGGCCTTGAACCAGTTATCGATCTTTTCGTTGCCGATCGACTGAGAGGACTGGCCGTTGAACATGTTGAACCCATCCTCCCCCAGATAGAAGACGAAGTTCGAGTAGGCGACCACGCTGCCGGCCACCAGGGTTCCGCGGTTCGGCTCGACCAGCTGGAGATTGAAGATTGTGGAGGGGCCGACGTAATCGAGCCGGTGGATACCCTCCGACATGAACATGATGGCAGTGTTCTGCGAACCGACCACGGCATTCACAGGGCCATATCCCGGCGTCTGCTGTTTGTCAGCCTGGGTCTGGATGTTCGGCGTCCAGCTGGTGATGTCGTCCAGCGCGCACCACCAGATCTGAAAATTCAGGGCCCCATCTACCCCGTCATAGGTATTCACGGCCATCATGAAGTTGTTGACCACTGACAGGTACTTGCAGCGCGGCGGCGATCCGGCAAGATCGTCGAAGGCCGTGCTGCTGGCCATGTTGAAGACCTGGATGTTGTCGATGTAATTAGTCGCCAGAACGAAGTCCCCGTACTGAGCAAAGCGCCAACGGTTTTCTCCCGTCGTGGTGTAATCCCCCGACTTGCTCACGTCCGTCCACGACGTGCCCGTCAGCTTCCAGAGCTTGTCCGCCGTCCCAGCGAATGTGTAGGGCGTTCCGTTCTTGTCGTAGCATCCGAAGACACCTAGGCACTCGCCCGGCAGCGCGTCGGTCTCCTCTCCTATCTGCTCAACCGGCGCATAGTCCTCGCCAACCGGCGCGACATTCTTGGCCTCATAGGCACCGGGATTGTTGAGAGCGCCCTTATCCGGCAGCCACTCGCCAAACTTTTGAACAGGGGAAAGTTCTATCGCCATTATGGTTTCGCCCCGCTGGCGCGCATGACCGGCGTCCGTCCGAGCGACTTGATCGCCTTCCGGGACTGAACCAGCGTCAGCAGGCGGGCATACTCAGCCTTGATGTCCGCCGCCCGGCCGCCGTCCTGCAGCTGGTCGAGCAGGAATTTCAGGGCGCCGTACACATACAGGAAGGGATACTCCTGAAGCATCCAGTTAGAGGGCGCGGTGTCGCTCAGTCCTGAAAGGTTGGCCTGGTAGATCAGCTCCAGGGAATGGACCGCATCAGGCACCGGGCCGATCTTGAGACGTTTCCCCGGATACAGCGCCGCCATACGCGGGTAGCCTTGGTACTGGCTTCCTTGAGAGTTCAGCACCGGCAGCGACACGAGAGGAACGTCGGAGCCGGTAGCGTTCGACATGCTGACCAGTTCGCGGAAATCACCTGGCAGATCCACAAGAGGGTCGCCAGCGGTGGTCGTCAGGGTTTCGACGCCCTCGGCAAAATAGTTGTCGTCCGAAGCGTTATACTCGGCTTCAAACATGGCAACGGCGTTGCTTATTCGGCCATCCAGACCAGATCGGGCCAGCCAAGTTCCCAATTCGCTTTTAAGGTCCGAGTAAGTAGCTAAAGCCATTACGCCAATCTCCCATATCGGGAGGTATTCAGCATAGCAAAATCACCACACAAGCGTTTAAGAAGCTCGCGCTGATGATCCTCCTCCGTCATGCCGGAACGCTCAGGGCTGAAGATATCAAAGCCTTGATCTTTCCATAGCTGGATCACAACCCGAGGAATGGTGCCGACATGATGCATGCCGCTGCCTTCGGTAAGCTGGAGGCCTCTTGCGCGGTCATCGGCGCGCGCTTCTGCTGCCTGCTTTAGGTAGGCTTCCACGTCTTGGCTGGTGGTAATCGTGACGGTGCCGTCGCCGTTGTCGCGCCAGTCGTGGTGCAGAATGTCCGGAATATCGCTCACATCCTCGCTTTCTCTTGAATTTTGGGGGGCATTCCACCCCCTCGCCGTTACTGCAGAACGGTGCTGCTGACGCTGTTGCTGCCGGTTTGGGCAGTGGTCACGCTCACGCGGACAACCTCGAAGTACACCGGTGCCGGGAAGGTCAGACTTACCGGAGTGGTGGTGATGGCCACCGCCTGGCTGTTCAGCACGGTGCCGTCCGCCAGCTCGTTGGTGACGGTAGCGCTGGCGGCAACGGAGCCGCGCAGAACCACGATGACGGGCTTGGTGCTCTGGGGCGTAACGTTCACACCCGCCGCCGGAGTCGTGGTGCCGGAGGTATAGATACCCCGAGCCACGAACAGCCGGTTATCGCCCGTCCCCGCGGTGGTAACGTTCCCCTGCGGATACGTTTGCGCCAGCGCAGTACCAGCCACGCCCAGCATCGCCATGAGCGAGATGCCGAGCAGTTTCAGATTGATCTTCATTTTCAGGACTTTCGTTCGTTCAGATCGAGAGGCCGAAGCCCCTCCCCTTTAGGTGGTGGTCAGGTCAGCGACCTTGCCGTTCGCCTTCTCGTTGCGGCAGACGTAGGTGGCCTCCCCGAAGACCATCTCGCGGTCGCTGTGGCCTTGTTTGGCCAGCGGCACAGCCTGGATGTCCTGCAGGTAGCGGATCTCGTGCATGTCGTCCTGAAGCAGGAACAGCGTGCGGTCGCGCTGGGTGCGGTTCGGCATGATTTTGATCGTGCCGAAATCGCTGATGTAGACGTCCACGGCTTCCGCCACGGTCTTCTTCTCAGCGGCCACCTGGCGGTTGCTGACGCTGGAGCCGTTCAGAACACCCGAGAGCTGACGCTTGTTGAAGGCGCCGGTCATGATGGTGTCCACCTTGGCCCCGCCCGCGAAGACGGCCTGAATCTGGGCGTCAACGAGAGCTTTGGTCAGTGCGCGCTGGGTGCCGTCCGTCACAGTGCCGGAAGACGTGCTGCCGCCCGAACCGTGTGAGGCATTGGTGCTGATCCAGCTTTCCAGGCCGCGCATTTTCGAGGCGGTGGAGCTGGCGTCGCCGGTAACGGCGTTGTTTTTGGACAGCGCCGCGGCTTCCATGTCGATCAGGATGAGCTTCATCTTGATGGCGATCTGGCGTTTCATTTCGTCCGAGCGACCGGCGGACTTTACGTCACGCTGGGTGCTGGACACTTGGGCCACTTCCTCAAACAGCTGCGTGCGATTTCCGACGCGGGCCGTCAGTTGGGTGGTGGCGTTGCCGGCGTTGGCGCCTTCGATGGCGGCATTGTCGGCGTTCGGAGCACGAAGGTCATCCGTTTGCCATTCAACATACTTGGCATCGGCTTTTCCTCGGCTGCAGATCTGCGTCACGAAGACGGCATCTTCCTGAGCCACGCGATAGATGCTGTCGAGCAACTGTTCGCGGTTGCCAACCACGTTATAAGTGGAGGCGGTAGCGGTTACGCTGGGCATTAAATTACCCTTATCGTTATAGGTTTTTGTTTAGGCTAGAGCATGCCTGCCAGGTCTTCAACCCGGCCAGTGCTCATAACCTTTTCCAAGGCACGCTGGTTGGCTTTAGCCGTATCGACACCCCGAGCCGCAGCGCCGCCCTTCTGGAATTTGCCGGGGTTCTTCTGAACCTGCTTCTCCTTCAGGGCCGCTTTTGACTTGATGGCGTCATAGCGCCGCGCTTTCTCAGCAATCAGAGCAAACCGGTGATCAACCACACTGGCAATCTCGTCCTTCGAGAGTCCGTAGCTCTCTTTTAGGTACTTGTGCAGGCGTTCGACCGTCTCGGTCTTGCGGAATTCGGGGTTCGCCTCATGCAGCTTGGCGGTCTCACTCTCAGCGAACTCGGCCAATTTCCTCTGCTGGGCATCAATCTGAGCCTTCTTCACCCGCTCCAGCTGCGCATGCACGTTCTGCAACGCATTACCCTGTTTCGAGATCAGGCGCTGAGCCTTCACAAACTCGGCGGGATTGCTCTCCGCGAGCTTGTCCAGCTCCCCTTCATCCATATTGATCTGACTGGCGATAAACGTGGCGACAAGCTCAAGCTGGTCACCAAGCGTCTTCAGTCCGCCTTCATACTCGGCTTCCTTCCCCTCAATGCGCTTGCGGGATTCCGCCAGCTCCGAGGTTTTGCGCCGGTAGTCGGCATCCTTCATGTAGCCTTCTTTAAGCTCATTCAGGCTGACCTTCGCTTCCTGACCGTTGACTTTCACGGTGTAGCGCGGGGTTCCTGCGTCCGCTTCCTCGCCTTCGTCGGCGTCGGCTTCATCTTCGAGTTCGGCATCCTCATCGGCCTCTACGGCATCTTCGGCTTGCCCTTCGATGCCATCCTGCTGCGCAACATCGGCCTCTGCGGTTGGCTGCTGCTCCGCTTGGCCGAGAGCGTCCATCAGGGCGTCATCGGGTGTGGTTCCATCCTGGTTAACCGGCATTATGCTTGTCTTTCATAGCATTCAGCGCGCGGTAAGTGTTGAACTTTCCGTCGATTTGCGAGAGGGCGTGTGCCTGCCCATACAGGCGCTCACGTTCTTCTTTCGCGTCGGGTGCTGACCCCAACCATTGCTCCACGATATCGCGCAGGATGTCCTGGCGGGCCTCCTGATATGCCGGATTGTCTTCCAGCATCGCGGCGGCGGTGGAAATGTGCTTCACGTCGCGCGGCTCGCGCGGGGAAATGATCTTACTGACGAGGCTGAGCAACCGCACGGGCCACCTCCGTCATCTCTTTTGCGCGGGCGGCAACACGTTGCGTCACGGCCTGCTGCTCCTTGATGCCAACCTCGCGCTCCTTGATCGCCAGCTCGCGGCCCTTCAGCTCCACGTCGGCAGCGTCCTTGTTGGCCTTGGCAATGACCTTCGCCTCCTCGATCTCCAGGGCCTCACTGGCGATATTCTCGGGGGGTGGCGGAGGCGACCAGTTATCGGGATTGGAGAAGAAGCGGTCGACCGACATGGTGCCGGTCATTTTTTCGTACTCGCGCAAGGTGTTGTAGATGTTCTTGGCGGTCACGAAGGGTCCCTCGATGCCGCCCTGTTGAGCTACGATCTCCTTCTGCAAGCTGGATATGGCGTTCAGGCTGGCCATCTTCTCGGCTTTCAGCACGCTGCCGACGCCAATGCGGATCTGCGTGCTGCGCTGTTCCCGCCAGTTGCGGGGGTTCATCGGAACCCATCGCCCGCCCAGCTCGACCATCTCCTGGCGCTTCATGTTCTTCATGACGAGCCCGCGGATCTTGAGCATCAGCGGCTTGAAACCGGTCTCGCACAAGGTGGACATCACCAGCCGCATACGGAGCTGGGATTGGTTGAGCGCCATGGCGCCGACCATGTTGGTGGACTTGGACAGCGCTTCGGCATCGAGCCCGGTGGTTTCCGCAGAGAGTCCGGTCTTCTTTTCTGCCATCTGATCGACGGCCTGCATGACCATCAGGCTCTTGTCGGCCATGAACGGCACTGCAATGGTTTCAGCCAGCTGCCCATTGTTCTTTTTCAGGTAGATCTGACCGACGCGGGACTGGCTCAACACCTCCGGGTTCTGGAGGTTGTTCACGTCCACGCCAATGCCTGGCTGGTTTGAAATATACAGGTTGTCCATGGTCTGGCGCAGTGTGGCCGTCTGGATCTTCTGGGTTTCAGCGACGAACTCCGCCAATGACATTCCCATGGGGTTGTGAGGGATGACGTACGGCGTGATGGGCACGATTACGTGCTCGTCAACTTCCTCAATGTCGAGAACAGTTCCGCCGGTGCGGCCGATGATGGTGACTTTCAGCAGCTCGGTGATGCCGTCGCCGTTGCGATCGGCCCGAATGTAATGCTCGTAGCGAGTGAGCGTGTCCCGGCTGTGATCGGAGCTGGTGCTGTTGCCCTTGTAGGCGTTCTGGTTGTTCCGGTAGTAGCTGAGATCCGTATCGTCCGGCAGGGAGTTTTCCGCCGGCAGGCCGTCCACCATCTCACGGTCGAAGCCATCCACCACCAAGTCGGAGCGGCTGCACTGCTCCTCATGGCAGATGTAGGGGCAATCCTTGAAGTCGATGCTGTTCCAGGTGCCTGATACGCGCACATGGTCGGTCGGTATGTTGACGATGCGGACCTGGCCGGCATCCGAGCGGCGCTTCCCGGCGACTGAAACAAGCACACCCAAATCGGGGTCAACCTGCTCGACTACATCTATGACCTCATAATCATCGTCGGCCAGCAGCTGGGCGAATTCGTCGGCACCGAGGCTGTGATAGTCCTCGCGCTCCTCATTAACCGCCGCGTCCCAGAACACCTTCACGTAGCCATTCTTGAGTAGCAGGGCGTCCTTGATCCACTGCAGGATGATCAGCAGGCCGGGGTTCTGGGTGTTCAGGACATACTGACAGAAGATGGTCTCCATCTCCGCCTGGTCGATGTCCCGCTCGTGGTTGGGTTTGAACACAACCGGACTATCGGCGCCGAGAAACATGTCCATCAGGATGGGAAGAGCACCCTCCACGGCATCGCGCACATCGGAAGACTGCACCTTGGAGAGGTCTTCCTGCTCGTTGCCGTCTGGCTCAAGGAAATATTGGCGCAGGGCCAGTTTCCATGACGTCACGATGTGCTGTGACGGCTCCGCCTTGCGATATTCCTCCTCGCACAGCGCGCGGATCTCCTCGTCAGATAAGCCGACGGACGCTTCCACCTCCTCGGGTGGCAGCTCTTCCGGCAGCAGCTCTATGACTTCATCCAAGCATTCAGGCTTCCGCTACTGAACATCCGTGCCGACCAGGCCGAGCTGGCGCAAGCGGATCAGCTTCTCGCCATCGGTCAGGAATTGCAGTGTTTCGGCAAGCTCGGGATTATCCGCAAGCACTTGCTCGATCGGGCCAAGCACAATCACTTCGGCCTTGTCTTTGCTACTCTTAGCCTTAGCCACGTTCTCTTCTTTCATTATGCCAACAGCCTGCACCAGATCTATCGTCTATACAACAAATTTTCTCTGTATGTTGAGTTGGACGGCCGGACGCCCCGCTTCACATCCCACCACAAAGTAGCGGAAGGCGTCGGCAGCGTGGCTCGTCCAGTCGTGATATGGCCGCTGCTGGAAGGTTTGGCGCTTTTCGTCGTACTGCGCCCGGTACTGTTTCAGTGCCTCCAGACCCTGCTTTGCGTGGGTGCGGTCGAACCAGCATTTTGGCAACATAGTCCGCACCATATCTATCTCCCCGAGGAGATTGTCGGTACGCGGCAGCACCCGGCAGGTGATACCCATGTCGGCGAATATCTCGCGGACGGTCTTACCGGTCTTGAGGTCCTTCACCTCGGCATCGTGAGGCAGGACGATATCGCCAAAGCGATAGCCCTGCGCCTTCCACTCATTCAGCACGCCCGCATAATGGCCCAGCGTTTCGCCGCTGTTCTCATAATAGCGGATCACCCGGTGGCGCAGGCCGGAGCGTTCCGACTGGACGAACCACATGGCGGTTGCGTCGTTGAAGCCAAGGTCGAAATATACGTCCACGTTGAGCGCGGGATCGTGCGGGACATCGCAGACCTGGCCGCGCTCCTCCAGCTGGGCGATGATCTTGCCGTAATAGGCACCCTGAACAGCCGCCTCGAAGCTGCACTCAAACTCCTGTGCATACTGGTCGGCCGACATGGCCGCCTGAGCGGCCCGCAGCTCGTCTTCCGCGACAAGGCCCGACTCCGAGGCTCGTAGGCGCAGGGAAAACCACTCGGGATCGTCCTGAGCGAGCTGCCAGATGTCGTAGAAGGCGTTGTGGCCCTTGGGTGTGCCGATGAAGGTCGCCCATCCCTGCCGGTCAGACAGAGCCGGGCGGATGATCTCGGGAAACACGCGCGGGCTAATGTCGGCGGGCTCGTCTATGACGATGCCGTCGAGATAGATCCCGCGCAGGCGGTCGGCATTCTCAGCGCCATAGAGGCGGATGCGCGCGCCGTTGGGGAAGTCCACCCGCAGCTCGGACACGTTGTACGTGACGCCCGGAATGACGGCGGTGAAGCGCTGGAGATAGCTCCAGGCTACGTCCTTTGCCTGGGCATAGTACGGTGCCAGATAAGCAAAGCGCGGCTCCTGCTTGGTGCAGGTGATGGCGCGCTTGATCAGATCGTTGAGGGCTGAAACGGTCTTGCCTGCCCGCCGGTGACAGACCAGAACCGCAAACCGCTGTGTCCTGCTATGGTAGCGAAGAAACTGCGGCCGAGGCCGATAAGGGATGACGACACGGCTTATGCGGGGAGGCTTTCCTTATTCCTCCCAGGCGATCATCACCGTGTGCGCAATGGGAGATCCATCAGGGCCTGACTGCTCCTGCTTGTCCGGCACCTTGCCAAACCCGTACTCCCACAGCAGCTTGGCCCATCGCTCGTCGCCTTGGAGCGCCTGCAACAGGCCAGCAATGATCATCGCATCCAGCGCCTTGCGGTCTGCGCCAACAGCCTTCTTGATGGTCTTTGCGATGATCGGCGGCAGCCTTTCCTCACCTTCGAGGATACGGCGCACGCGGGTGGAAAGGTGAAGTGTGCCGGGAGGCATCCCATTCGGATTGCCTGACTGCCCCGGTTTGAACGGCACGCCGACAGGCAT